GCTGGATCTGATAGAGTTGTACAGATAGTTGATATAGATACAAAAAAGGGTGGTCAGACTTATTTATTTATTTTATTGGTAAGGTTCTAATGACTATAAGAAGTTTAAAAGAACTTTATAGAAAAAATAAAGGTTTAGATAAAACAATATCAAAAGATTTTAATGTTCTTATAAAAAAAGTTCATGCTCAACTATCAACAAAAAAAAGAAGTCCTGTTTATACAGGTTTTTTTGCATCAAGTTGGGTAGCTCAAGGTACTCCTGTAAAAGCAAGAGATAAAGTTGAAAATTTTAAACCTTGGTCAGGAATTAAAAAACAGGCAATGACAGCGTTTCTTGCTGGTACAGGTGGTAATAAACCTCTTAATCCTGTCATACAACCTAGATTTCCTGTAAAAAGAGTATTTAATTATAGAAGACCAGTATTTATTGGTAACAGAGCCGAATATGCTGTATATGCTCTTGAAGGAGGTAAAACTCAATTATTTATTCAAGGTTCTTTAGGTAAAATGATTAAAGAAACTATGACAGATAAAGGGAAATTATTTGTTGGTGGTAGCACTACTGGAGGCTTTGGTTCTTCTCAAACAGGTGTTAAGTACACGGAGTTTTCTAAATGACTTTAGTTAATGCAAGAGCAGCTTTTGAAAAAGCAGTAACTGATGCAGTATCAGACGTAGATCCAACTATTGAAATGGTGTATGACAATGTACATTACACAACACCTGGTAAAACTAAAAAATACATTTTAATGACTATTGATTTCACACAATCAACTTTACAAAATCAAGGAGCTAGTTCAGATTATTATGCAGGTGTAATTCAATGTAATGTATATGTTCCTAAATCAAAAGGTACTTCTGTTTTATCTTCTATTTCTGAAGCAGTAATTGATGGCCTTACTTCTGTTAATGCTTCTGATTATATAGATACTTTTAGTTGTAAACCTAGAGTATTAGACATAAATGGACCTACTCCACTCGAAATTGAAGATAGAAGTCATTTTATTGGTGTAATATCTTGCCAATTTTCTGCTAACGCCTAGTATACTAATATAATA